TCTTGTAGCCCTGCTCGTCAGCCTTGCTGCGGGACTCATAGCTCTCAGAGGAGCCCTTAAGGTCTTCGATGGGGATGCCGAACCTGCCGGCCACAAACTCCTTGGAGTGCGTCCGGCGGCGGGCGATCCACTGGATGTCGGCCTGGTCGTCGGCGTCAGGATCCCAGACGACGTTGTCAAACGTCTCAAAGAAGCTGCCGGCGATCCTGATGTTCGACCCGGGCGGCTGATACAGCTCCGTAAACCAGCACCCGGCCCCCTTGATCAGAGCCTCGTCCACCACCTTGCGGGAGTGTGTCTTGAGGTCCAGTTCGTTGGGCGTGTAGTTCAGGTACTCCTCTAGCAGGCGGGAGATCAGCTGCCGCTTCTCCGACAGGAACTGCGTCTGCTGCGTCATCTGCTGGTAGAACATCATCCCGGGATCAGGAGCCATAACTGGCTGCCCGTCCGGGCCGACTACCGGCTGGCCGTCCGGCCCCATCTGCGGCGTAGGCGGCTGCGGAAAGATCCCCAGCATCTGCGGAGATATGACGGGGTACTGCCGCGGCGTGACGTTGCGGGTGGGGTTCCGGTGGTGTATCACGGAACCAAAGAGGCGGACGGCCTCCCAAACCCGGTTTACGGTCATCCGGAAGGCCGGCGGGGCGATGCCCTTGACGAAGCCCTTCTCGCCCCGGGTGTACTCGTTCCGGAACATCCAGGCGTTGTCGCCGTCATAGAACGACATGGCCTCATCGGCGTCGTCCTGGAACGGTTTCTTGTGCTTGAGGGCTAGATCAATCTTGTCTAGCCACCCACGCACAATGGGGCGGAGCGGGTTTTGGTCGGCCATGCTGTTTCCTGCTATTTCTTATTGCCCCCGCCAGACTTCTCCAGGGCGGAAAGACGCTCGGAGAGCTGGGCGATGCGGGGATCCCGCGGCCGGTGCGACCACATCCCAAACGCCTTTAGGTTGGGGTTTTCCAGGGCCGGATCGTCTTTGTGGTGGACGCTGGTGCGGTCCACGCCGCCGTACCCAGGGGAAAGGGACCAGCATTCGATGGTGCCCCGCCCAACCTTGGTAACGAACGCCATGATTGGCTCGGCGTTCTCATGCACGTAGTACAGGACCGTCTCGCCAAGGCTCACTTCCGGCATCTGGTAGGACACAAAATCACCCCTTTCTGGTAGGACCCAAAACGACATACCCTCGCCCGTCATCCCCTTGCCGCTTCTTTTTCTCGGCCAGCCACTTCACGTACCACGGCTCCGGGCCGGGGTTCGTAGGGGGGGCGTGGTACTGCGGCTCATATGCACACAGGTATTCCAGGCACTGAACAGCGTGGACCTCGCCACGCGTGTTGGGCATATCCGTGATGAACGGCCCGTTATTGCTCTGGACTACCTTTTTCTTGTATCGCTTGATCTCGCGGAAAAGCTCCGGAGTGCCGCCCTCCAGGAACTTCAGGCGAGTGCTGCCGTCGCCCTGGATGTGCAGCATCTGCCGCACCAGATTTGTGCGGGCGATGATGTCGTCGGAGCCAGGGACAAACTGGTGCCCGCTCATCTGGGCGCGGATATTCCGTATCCGCAGCTGCTCGGAGTACAGGTCGCACGGAAGCCTTCCGGAACCCAGGTCACGCAGGGTGCCGCCGTGCATGTCCATGATGAACGCGTAGAAGTGCTGGTCCTGGGTCTTCTTGGCGAACTCTTCGCCCCAGATCAGGGCGTTGGCGTTGCGGATGTACAGCTCGTCATAGATGAGCAGGAACTTCTCGTCTGGCGGCACGGCACCAAACACGCACGCCATGACCGTATGGCCAGGGTCAATAGCCACGTAGCGGCACCAGTTGGGCGGGATGCCGCTTGGCAGATCCTCGCGCCGGAGGATGTGGACCGTGGGGTTGAACGACGGGTACATGAGGATGGAGTCCTGGGTGAACTCGCCTTCCGCACGCATGCGAAGCTCGTCCACGCCCAGGGCAGACCACCGGGAAATGTTCTTTTCCTTCTCGGCCTGGTCGATGTGCGCGTTGTCCAAAAACCGGAAGACGAACTTCTTGATGATTGGGTTCTCGGTGCCAAGCTCCGCCTCGCGGTCGGCTCGCTCGCACAGCCCAAGGAGCGCATCGTTCTTGGAGTGCGGCATGGCGCTCCACACCAGGCGGCCCTTGCGGTCTGCAAGGCGCGCCTGCATCTCACCAACCCACGCCGGGTTGGACACGTCCTCGTCAAGGTGGACCAAATCCGCCTGAAATCCCTGGGGCGGCTCGCCCTCTGACGAGAAGAAGTTGATCACCCATCCGTTGGTGAGCGTTACCTTCTGGCAGTAGCCGGCGTTCTTAAGCACCCATGAGGTGTCCACCACATACCGCGGAGGGATCAGGGGAGGGGCTGGCTTGGCCTCTGCGATCCGGTCGGCGTCCTCCTGGGGGCGGAACGCACGCCAGTCGCCCGTCTCCAGGTCACGGATGATCTTGAATGCCCCGGCCTTGAAGAGCATCGGATAGCACACCAGACCGATGTGCGGCCAGTTGCGGCCGACGATGATCAGGATGCCGTCCTTCTCCGGGTACTTGCCGTATGGATCCTGGCCGGTGGCCGCACGGGCGTCCTCCACAAACGTGCTGAGAGACTTGCCGCTACGGTTTCCGCCAAGGACGATCCGCTCAGAGCATCGCTCGGAGTGCATGGCGTCCTGGTGAGGCATCGGCTCATACAGCCGCAAAGCCTCAATGCGGCGGCTCTTGATCTCGGCCTGGACTTCCTTGAGAACACCCAGCGAGTGCTGGGTCAGCGCGGCCTTGAGATCCACCCCGGCAGGCTTGGGCGGATCAGGGATCTTGCGCGGGTGCTTCTTCACGTACCTCCGGCAGGGCTTCGACGGTGATCGTTCGCAGGGTGGCGGCAGTCTCAATCAGCCGCACCCGCAGCTCGTCCTCCAGCTCCTCCTCGCTCCACAGCGTCAGAGGCTTCTTCGCCCCGCCCATCGCGGCGTTGTTCGTCACCAGGCGGACGATGGTTTCCAGCTGTTTCGTCCGGAACGCCCCGCCCGGGGGACTATCGTAGTACTGCTTCATAAACAGATTGGCGAAGCCCCGGGTCCCGCCCATGTAGTCCAGAAGCGTCTCCAGCAGCTCGGCGCTGTGCGGGATATTCCCACCGCCAAGCCTGGCAGCCTTGCAGAACACATCGACCGCATCACGCTCAATCTGGTCAAGGCGGTCGTCTTTCTTCTGCTTGCGCCGCTTGCGTTCGTACGCCGTGCGGCATGTCTTGCAGCGAGGGTGACGCTTTCCGACAGACGCCAGGTGGAAGGCGTCGTCTGGCAGGTCCTTCTTGCATTTGACGCAAGTTCTCACGGCCTCGCCATCCACACGTTCCCATCGACCATGACACCGTGAAACGCCTCGTCCACCGCTTTGCGGACGCCTGGGAACACGTGGTAGTCATGTCCGGCAATCAGGTGTTTTGCCAGCGGGTGCCACATGGCGATGTCTTTCTTGACGGCTTCGTACGTATGCTCGGCGTCGATGTAGACGATGTCGAAGTCCGTGCCGTTGGCGAGGTAAAGAACCGATGCCTCAGCGGAGCTTCCGCGGAACGGGACGATGCTTCCGGCCTCGCGATACCTGGCTGTGTTCCGCAGAAACGTCTGGTACGCCGTCTCTGGGTCCACCCCGGCGGTCCCGGAGTCATGCTTGTTTCCCTTCCAGTGGTCGATGCAATGCACCTCGGCGCCAAGGGACGCCATGAGGATCGCAGATCGCCCGGCCCAAGATCCGATCTCGGCAACGACGGGAGGGCGGTTGTGGACCGCCTTAAAGTCCGTGATCATTCGGCGGATCGCATCGCAGTCCCGCTCAGGAAGCTCCATCCCCAGGCCGTCGAATGCCACGCTCTTCTTGACCTTGTCCAGCCACTCAGGCGCCTTGAGGTCGCAGAGCTTGACTCCCACTTCGTAGTTGGCTGACCAGCAATCCTTGAGCTTGGCCGACACGCCAGCGGCGTCGATGACCTGCGGCTTGCCAACGCACTTAGGCTTCCAGTGCCCAGCCCAGGCGTCCCAGTTGCAGTACACCGGGTTGTACCCCAGCTTCTGCGTGCCGACGAGCGACAGGTCGCGGGTCATGGTGACGTCTTCTGTGGAAGCCTTTTCGGCGCAGAAGTGGTCCTTCCATTCGTAATAGAACCACGGCTTGTCTTCAGCAGTCTTTGGCTCTGTAAGGTCAAAGGCCCGCATGTCATACATGATCAGCCCGGTCGGCAGGGCGGCGCACTCCTGGATGCCGGCCATTTTGACCGCCGTGTGACGGTCATACATCTCCAGCTGGAAGTCGGCGCCAGGGTTGTGGCTCTGCATGTTGTTCCATCGGAACACGTACACGCACTCCACTGGCGGAGGGCCGCAGTATGGAGCCCCAATGACGCATGGCCCCTTGTGATAGTGGTCTACGAAAAAGTCGAAGCTGGTCTGAAAGAAAGGCTTCGCGTCCGGCGCACCGGCGTAGTGGTCCGGGTACATGTCGGAGTCCACCATGACGAGACAATCAACGCCGTATTCTCTCGCCATGAGGACCGCCTTGTTGCGGGTCATGGTGATCGGCGTGTCCGCCAGGTTCCAGATGCGGATCTGATCGACGCGAGGATCCCGGGCCAGGTCCACCACCAGCGGCGTCATCCACTCGCGGATCTGCGGCACCTCGGACGAGATGCCTCCATTGCCGCCGTAGGAGAACGTGACAAAGCCGACGTTGAACTTCTGCTGCATGGAACACCTTGGGGGATGGGGTGTTAGTGTACTTGCGTACACGTTATTGTCAATACTGCGCGAGCATTCCGTACACTCTGCGGTTGCTCGGAGACAGCAAGTTCGTCCACGCTTGATTTCGCTGCGGCGGCGGGGCGGCTGCGGAGCGGCTGGTGGAGCCGCGCATCGCGTCCAGGTGCTTCTGCATTGGACTGCGCCTGTCGCTGGCAATCTGCCGGTTCCATTCGGCCAGTTGCTGCGTCGTCGGCGCTGAGCTGCCGACAGACGCCGGATCACGCGGCGTTGCGCGTTGCATTGGCGCAGCTTGGGCGGTTGCCTCCTCTCGGCCGGCAAGGCCGCCGTCAGGGCGCCGAGGCCAGTTGCCAAGGCCGCCGCCCTTCGGATTTGGCGTCGGCGCGGGGTACGGATGCATGCCGGGGCCGCTCTGGTCCCTGTCGTCTACGCCGTCGCCGTCGTTGTCGCGCCAGTCCATCGTCCTTGCGCCGCCGGGGCGTTCTTGGCGAGTGCCGTATCCTGGGGCGGGGCCACCGTAATAGGGCGGCGCTGGCATGCTTTGCGGTGGAGCAATCGGCTGCTGCGATGGGAAGCCAGGATAGCCGTACGCCGGCTGCAGGTATGCGGGATTGTCTGTGTAGTGGCGGATCGCAGGGGGCGGGGCAAATGGGTTCTGCCATCCACCGGCCACCATGTTGTTGGCCTGCGACAAGAGAGCGCTGTAGTCCAGCGGCTGACGCGGCGGCGGAGCGGCGCCACCCGTGTACGTGCCAGATCCGGCAAACATCGGAGCCCGCGCCTCGTTGATCCGCTGGATCAGGGCGTCACGCTGGGCGAACACCTGCGATGGATCCGCGTACTGCTGGCCATCAATGCCAACAGCAGACTGCGTGAACGGCTGCTGCGGCAAGCCTGCCGGCTGCGCATACGGCACGCCCACGTTGTCGCCGCCAGTCCGTTGCGTGAATGGGCTGGGCGTTCGCGGCGCATAAGCCTGGAACGGCGTCCCCTGAGACTGCGGCTGGATTGGCTGAGCCCTGCCTGGAGCGTATGCCTCAAAGCCGCCTGACTTCGCAGGCTTGGGGGCCTGCTGCTGCGGGGCTGCGCCGGCCGGCTGGCTTGCGTTGGTTCCCCGTTGCCACTCAGGGAATGCGCCGCCGTACCCCTGAGGAACGAAGGTCTGCGTCCGCGAGCCGTTCGGCATGATCAAGCTCATTGTTCACCCGCTGTGAGAGAGTCTGTTCCAGTGCCCGTGTCCTTGATCATCCGCAGCCGCTCCATGTCCAGGCCCGGGACGTCCTGCCTCGCCTCAGCGATCAGCTGACGGATGAACTCCAGGTTTGGTATGGCTGCTTCCATGGCTGGCTCCGTAAAGGCGAAAAGCCTCTGACCCAGTTGCCCAGGTCAGAGGCTCCCCCCTTAGCCCCCAAAAGGGCAAGTATCAGCTGCGGACGAGATTGACGACGGCGAGGACGTTCTGGGCGGTGGTGCCCGCCGAGATCGCCCGGCCGATGTAGCCGTTCTGGAGGAACGTGGCTGCACCCGTCTGGGCCTGGCCGGCAGTGGTGGAGTGAGTGCTGGCGGCAGCCGTGAGGGCCACCAGGGCACTGTCCGCCGCAGCCGTGAGGCCAGGGCCGAGCTTGACTTCCGTCGGACCCTGCACCGTCAGCCAGAACACATCGTTGTTGGCAACGCCGGAGGCCGGCAGCCACTCGTCAACGACGCCAGCCGAGGCTGCGTCAGTCACCGCGGTGTAGCCGTTGACCTCGCTGAAGCTGCCAGACTTCCACGTGACAACGCGCTTGGGGAGCAGCGTGACGCCGGAGGTGTTCCGGACCGCGATGCACACCTTTCGACGGTTCGACCGCACGGCCCCCGTCGTCGGATTGACGTCCGGGAACTCCTTGATGGCGCCAACCCACCCGTTGCCGTCGTTGGTCGAATCGACGCCAAGAGTCTGGCCGAGCGGGAACGGCGGATCATTCAGCAGAGACATGCTTCACTCCTTGGGATCAGGCGTAGTTCTTCCACTTGATAAACGAACGCGGGCTCTTGAACTTAAGGTTGCCCAGCGTGCTTACCACATACCTATAGCTGTTGCTGATTTCGTCGTAGAAAGGTCCCTCGCTGTTAAACATCTGACCCTCCATGTTCAGGAGTTCGATGTTCCCAATGGCAAGGCCGTACGCGGTGTTGGCGGGCACGCCGTACTCGGTGCCAACCTCCACGCCGTCGAACTCCACCGTGGTGAAGCCCAGCGACTTCAGGCCGTTCTCCTTGCTGACGATGAACCGCTGCTTGTCCTCGTACGCGTTGAGGAAGTCCGTGTACAGCTTCCGATCCATGACGATCAGGTCGATGGCGTCTTCCTTGGTGTCGTTCCGCTTGGCCGTGTGGAGGCCTTCGCGGAGCGCCTTGATGCAGTTCGCCGCCCAGGTGCTGGCGCCGAAGTACGTGCTGGTTGTGTTGACCAGGATAGGCGAGTAGAAGTCATACTCGCTGTCGGCTTTGCCGTAGGGCCAGACGCCTTCCAGCTGCGAGCCGCCGTAGCTGCCGAGCTGCGTTGAAAGCCCGGCATAGGTGTCGCTGGGGAAGGCGAACGGATCGGCCGCGTTGGCGGCACGCTGAGTGCCGTCATCGACCTTGATCGTTCCGTTGTTGCCCATGAACGATTCCAGGCCGTGATACCGCAGCTCGTTCCCGGCGGCACTGCCGTCGATCCAGACCTCCTGCGCGAGGTACTGTTCGATGCTCGTCTGGAGACGCGAGGCCATCTTGCCGGCGACGTTGATGAGCGCGCTGGTGCCCCGGTTCTCCAGAAGCTCCTTGCGGTACAGAACGTCCGTCGCCTGATAGCCCCTGTACTCCAGGCTGGCGTTTTTCCAGAGGTTCTGGCGGCTGAAGGAACGCGGAGTCTCCCCGTTGTTCCCGGTCGGCTTGTGCAGACGGTAAGACACCTCCCACTCAACGCCGCGCCCAGCCATGTTCATACGAACATTGCCGCGCTGTTCGATGGCCGCGAGGACCATGTAACGCCGGAGGCTTGCTACCTCCTCCTCGCGGAGGTAGTTGACAATCGTCGTTGCGATAGATCGCGCGAAGTCGGTCGTACTGGGCATGGTTTAGATCACTCCGTCCTTAACGAGTTGGCCCCGTAGTTGTTCCTCAAACGAACGCTTGGGCTTGGGAGCCCTGGGCTCCGTTGCCCCACCGCTCCTGCTGGGCGCACGCGTGGCACGCTCCCGCAGAAACTGCATGTTCGACTGCTCAACAGGCGACGGGGCCGGGGCCGGCGGCTCCATCGGAGCCTGCATCGGCGGCTGCGCCATCATCTGCTGATACCGCATGTTCAGCAGGTCGCGCTCCAGCATGCTGGTGGCGAATACCCACCGGGCCTGCGGATCTGCGATCCCTGACTGAGCTGCTTGATCGATGTAGTGCTGGATGGCGCGTCCCTCGTTGGAGATGCTTCCATCCGGGTTGTACAGCCAGTCGGAGTTCTGCTGCTCCAGGGACTGCACGTAGTTTTGTGTGGTGTACTGGCCCAGCTGCTGCTGGACGATTTCCCGGGCCTTCTGCTGGACCAGGTCCTCAACGAACGGCTTGAGGGTGCCTTCCGGGTCAGTGACAAACTTCTTGGCGAACTGCGCCGTGTAAGCCTGGTAAGCCTTGATCGCAGACTGGGCGTCCAGCGGGGCGTCCTGGGCGATGATCTCGCGGCCAGACTCCGGATCGCGGACGATGAACTGCTTCCACTCGTCCTTGACCTGCGGCGGATCCCACCACTTGGGCTTCTGCGGCTGCTGCGGCTGCTGGGCCTGCTGCTGTGCGGCCTGCCACTTGCGGAACTGGTCGGCGTTGCGAGCGTACTCCGACGCGTACTCCTGGTACTGCCGAAGCTGCTGCTGCGCCTGACCAAAACCGTGGTAGGTCTGGTACAGGTTGCGAGCGATGGTGACGTCGTCTTGCCCGCGGAACTCAGGCAGCGACTTAAACGCGTCATACACGCTGCCTTGCGGCTGCGGAGACGCTTGCGTTTCAGGCGAGTTGTCAACGATCTGCGGGGACGAATCAGACTCAGGAGCTTCTGCAACCTGGGACTGGATCTCTTCGTCGCTCATTACTTTCCTCTCTGACGGCAAAGGGGGTGCCTGAGGAAAGAGTGTCCGTGTGCGTCAAACCGCAAACGGATTTTTCAGCGTTCTGGATTCGCGAACCTGGAACGGCGCTACGGAAGCCTCAGCTGCGTGCGAACGCTCGGCGTTGCACGGAGCCTCCGGATCACATCTCCGCTGGAGTCGATGAGGTACGCAGGCTTCCCTCCGCCGTAGCGAAGCGCTTGTGCCGCTCGCATGCCGCGGCCGATTGGCAGGCCGACGTACGTCAGCGGGTCTGTGCCGATGTCCAGGGCCATCACATTGCTGTCGCTGATCCCTAGGCGACTAGCAGACTCCCGCCAGTCCCGCGGTCCGCCAGGCCTGCCTTCGCCCAGCGGTGGATACACAACGCCCCCAAGACCGCTCGCGAGAGATTGCAGTGCGCGTCCAGTGGCGCCAACTGCCTGGCGAGTCTCGTCCTGGCGTGGGCGGTCAGTGTATGGGTCAACCATCCGCCACTCGCCAGTATCAGGGTCCAGCATCTCGCGGGCGTTGTAGTCCTGGGCCGCAAGGATTGCTGCATCCCTGGCTCGCCCCGGGGCCCCAAACACGTAGGAGATTGCGTCCAGCGGGAGGTTTGCGGCAACGCCCAGGTGCTGCGTGTACCGCGATGGCGAGTGCGTTGGCGTCGGCTCAAGAGCGCCGTAATCCTGAGCCGCCCGGTACAGCGCCTCACGCTCGTCAACTGGTGGCCACGGAGATGGGGCGTGCTGCTGGAGGTAGCGGTAGGCTCCGCGGTCGCGTTCGATGGCGCCCCGGGCCGCATCCCACGCGTCGGCCTGAGCGCGACGCAGCCCGGCGATCTGCTCGTCCGAAAGCGGCGTCGGCTCAAAGTAGCCGGCCATCGTCAGCTCATCAGGGCACGGATGGCCGCGCCGTAGATGTCCGACTGGCTCTTCATCCGCATCAGCTCTTTCTCATGCTCCAGACGGCGGGCTTCGCGGGCCTGGTTAACACGGGACTTCATCTCGCCGTCGATGGCACTGTTGGCCTGCCCTGCTGCTGCGCCAAGCTGGCCGAAGTGCTGCTGAGCGCCCATCTGGGCCGTCACGGCAGGGTGTACGCCCATCATGGAGTTGATGGCGTTCCCACGCTCGCGGAGATTGCGGTAGTACTCCTGCGCGCCCTGCTGCCGCATGGCGGCCTGCTCGCGACGGATCTGGGCCAAAACGCCTTCTTCTTCGTCCATGGTGGTCCTCCGTTACTTATTGCCCTTTTTCCTGGCACGGCGAATCGCAAGACGAACGAGCTGCTCTGCGGCCAGTGGAACAAAGGGGATGATGATCTTCTGACGGGCATGCTCCTCCTGGAGCCAGCCGACGATTGTCTGGATGTTCTGCTCGCACCAATCGCAGCCCATGATGTCCATGTAGCGGGCCCGGCGCTCGCACTTGCACCCCTTGCCTGGCTTGATCCCCCACCAGGAAAGCATGTTCTTAAGCTGCGTTCCTGGGCCACTACGCGAACGCGCAGCATCCCTCTGCGGAACGATCTGCAGATCCTCGCGAGCGACCTGCACTCGGCCGCTTGCGATGTGGTCGTACTTGCCGGGGAACCGCTTGTGCAGAATGCGGACGTCCACGTAAATCACGGGCACTCCACCTCCGCGGGCTCGGAGTTTGTGAAGTACGGCAGGGCATCCAGTGGCGGAAAGCAACTGTTCTCGCAGCACTTGCCGTACACGGAGTCAATAACTGGCGCCCCGCAGTTTTCGTTTTCCGCTAACGGCAACGCGTACTCGGCCGCAGCGTCAAAGTTGTCAAAGTACACATACAGAGATTCGGCCGGGCAGCCCGGGTTGCCGTACCCGGTACTGCCTACGACGAAGTAGTAGCAGTCGTCCTCAGTCTCGCATTCGTCTGCGCAGCATCGGCATGCCATCACCGGCACCTCGCAACGTCAACAGTTCCAGGCCCTAAGGCTTTTGTTAATCCGGCTATCAGGATCGTTGGCGGTTTCCTTGCTCGTCAGCTTGCGCTTCATGCCCTCCATGCGGGCACAGAACGAATCCCTGCGAGGCCCGCCCTCTGGCTGCGGGGGCTTGAGATTGCCGCCAGTCTCGCGGTTGTAGGACGCACGGCCCTTGGCGTTCAGCCCGCCGTCCGGGTCTTTGCCCTCGGCGCGAGTCCAGGCTGGGGATCGCAGCCGGCGGATGTTGTCCTCAGCAGCCATCAGTCTTCCATCCAGTCATCGGAGAATAGGAAGTAGTAGGGGTCGTCCATCACTGGTCGTCCTGCATCAGGGCAGGGGCCATGAGTGGCGGTAGGAGGCCGTACTTGCGGAGGATTTGGATACGATCTTCGCCGCCCGGAAAGATCACGTAGTTGCGTGCCGGGCCAATGCCCTTGGATGACACCATGGAATCGTCTACGTACTGGATTCCTGGAATCCCTGCCTTGAACAACTCGGCAGCGCCGTTTGGGTTTTCCGCGAGCTTGCGAATGCGCCTCGCAGCTATCGACCGTTCGACCTGGTCTGGGTAGATCGCCAGCCTGTCCGGCCCCGCCTGGATTCTCCTCAGCGTGTCTGCATCAATAGCACCAGGCGCGACTCGCGAGAGAACGCTCGCCGCCGTGGCCCCCGCAGGCGACCTAAATGGATTTTCGTAGTCCAGGAGCGATTCTCTTGGGACACCTATCTCAACCTCCAGCATGGCCCCGGATCGCTTCGGCAGAGGCTGCCGGTAGTCGATCCCGTAAAGGTGCTGAAGGATGTCATCCCATCGCTGCTCCGCCATCGGCATGCCGGCTGCTTCTTCCATGCTCTCCTGTGCCACATCTATTGCCGATAGAACGCCGCGCCTTGGGTCGCCCTGCAGCTCTGACTGCCTTCGCCACAGCTCCATAGCGTCTTCCTCCGGGGTGCGGTGCAGCGCAGATGTGCTGCTGCGGTACACCTCCGCAAGAGGCTCGGAGTCAGAGAAGTAGAACCCATGACCATAAGCCTGCCTTCCGGCGCCTCTCCCAATCTTGCTGGCGTCAAACCTGTCAAAGTCATACGGGCTACCGTGGTACGCCCTGATCGACCCACGGGCAGCATCCGCAGTCTCTGATATCAGCTTTCGTAGCTTGCTGAGATCAGCCATCGGCGCGCCTCACATCAGACCCCCTAAGGATCATTGCGATGCGGACGGTCCACTTCAGGACGTCGTCAGTGAGAGATGCAGGGTTGGCCATACAGGCTATTGTCCGGCACCGTAGACGGTAGCCTCCTCTTCCGGCGTGAGCCTGAGCATGCGGATCGCCTCTTCTGGCGTCAGGCCCCCACCTTCTACACGCGCTGGCAAGTCCGTCTTGTCCAGGAATCCGTCGATGGCGGCCCACCGTCCGTCTGGCATCACGCCGATGTTCCCTAGATTCCTATCGGTCCAGTTCCAGCCGCGAGCCTGCAGTGACGCATACACCCTGCCGGTAGCGTCCCGGAACACCTTCTCCATGCCCGGGGCAGGCCGAAACACCGCGGCTGCCCTGGGCTGCAGGGCGGCATAGACGTCTTTGTCGCTTGTGGTTGCCCAGTATGGGGCAAGCCCTTCGACTCCCTCCGGGAACTCAAAGTCTTCCTCGCTACCACCACGGCGAACCTTGATCACGTGCGGTTCAACGCCTGTCTGCGGGTTGGCCTCCCACACAAGAGACTCCACCCCAGAGCCAAGGTATTTCCCAAGCGTCAGCCCGTTGTCACCGAGAAGCTGGTCTACCTTGTCGAACGGAGTCGGCGCCAGAAGCACCTCGCGCGCAAGCTTCCCGCCGTACGTTCCGTCCTTGGTTGCGGCCACCGCCCTCACGGCGTCCAGCATCCGCGCCTGCCTGAGCTTGCCGAGAACGTAGTCAGTGCGAGCGAGTGCTGGGGACAGCGGGTTGGCCATACAGACCAATGCACCCGGCGTCTTGCAAGAAACTCAGGCGTGGTTTTCTTACGGCCAGAACCACGCGGCGCTAGAGGGTTGGAAAACTCCGGGGGAGCGACCACGTGGAGGAAAACCACGGGGAAGTAGGAGTTTTTGAAAAGTCCAGGAGGGGATATGACAAACAACCACTCAGGTCTTGGGGGGCCTCCGGGGGTGGTCTTCATCCCCTCGGCCATCGTCGCAACCCGTGTCGTCGCAACGGGTTAGCCGTTCGGCCAGTCAAGCACCGCCGAAACCCGCTCGGCTGGTACGTGGCAAGGCCTGCCGCGACGGGCCCGGGCGGGTGGCGGTGCATCGCCTCCCCTCCCCTAGTCCAGTGTCCCGCCTGCGGTCACCCGCGAGCGGTCCTAGTCCTGGTGCCTGCCGTCGATTCGTCCGCCTGGTGGCGGGCGTGTAAGGTGCCGCGCCCGGTCCTAGACCATGGCGCCAGTGCCGGTTTCCCGGACGCCTCTCGGCGGTGCCGTGTCGGTCCGGGTGATCAGTCCGGATCGCTCATGGCAGGGACTGGTCACGCCCCGGTTTCCGGGCGCGGCGTGTACGGTTCCCCGGGCGGGCGTCCATTGGACGGGCTGTGCGTGCCTGTCCCGCCCGGGGTGGTGCGGGGGATGATCGGTCCCCCGCTGGTGCCTGACGGGTCGCGGTCCGGTCCGGCGTCCCGGGGCGGTTCCGCGTCCGTTGCCCTGCTGGGCATTGCCCCCGTGGGGGCTGTGGCGTTCATCGTCCACGGGCGGCGGGCGGGTCGCCGGTCTGGCGCTCGCTCGCCCGCTGCCCGGTCTGCTCATCGGCCGGCGTAGTATTCGGCCAGTTGGGCACGGTAGTGCGTCAGGTCTTCGCCCTCCCGCCATACCGGGCCCGTGCGGGCCGCGAGCGTGGCGTCCATGTTGGGATCGGTCGCGAGGCGTGCGAAGCGGCACCCGGTGACGGGCGTGGGCGTGGCCGGTCCACTCCCGTACACGCTGGGCGTGTGTCCCGGTTCGCTCAGGGCCCCCGGTCCGATCCCGTGGGCGGCGTGGATACGATCCACGGGCACCCCAAGCCGATCCGCATCCTCCGCCATGGCCGCGGGGCTGGGGGTGATGCTCCGCCCCTGTGCCACGTTGACCACGTGGGCATCGGCGTCTGCCTGCACCCCCTTCGTCTGCCTGTAGTTCGCCCGGTTGGCGTCCGGGTCAAGCACAATCCACCCGCGGCGCTTCGCGAGGCCCACCATCCCCCATGCTGCATGGGCTGGGCCGTCCACCTGCTTGCGGTAGGGTTTGGTACGCTTCAGGATCGACAGCATGGCATGCTGCGCCATGTCTTCGGCTCTGGCGTGGTCGATGCCTGCCTTTACGGCCTGCGATGCGATGATGCCACGGGCACGGGTCCACTCGGTGGCGGGGGCGTCTGCGAACATGGTATCGGCTCCTAGTGTGATGCTGCGGTGACTGCCGCAGCGGGTGTAAGGATTCTATCGGCTGTGGGGGGCGGTTGCAACTAGTAATGTTTACACTTCCTGCTATGGCGTGTTACACTTTACGCCAGTGCCACGTATGCACAATGCGGCCGGCATCGTCTCGCATTGTCACGGCCATAGTCGCGGGCCGTCCGGACTGCGTGATGCCCTGCCAGACATACCGGGCGTATGCCATGGCGGCGGGTAGGTGCGGCTGTCGGCTGGTGCGGTATCCCGGGATGCGGCGGTGGGCGGTCCGGGTTTCGGTCTGGCATTCAACGCTGAGCATGAGCATAGGCTCCGTGGGGAAGGGGTGAAACCAGCAGCACCCCGGGCGCGGGCCCCGGGGCGGTGGCTGGTGCCACTCCTGCCGCGTCACTCCTTGGTAGCGAGCCGGTCGCGGTTGGCGACCATGTAGGCCGTAATCGCGGTGACGTTGGACGGGTCCAGCAGCCGCTCCCACTGCGAGCGGTAGAGCGTGACGGGGAACCGGCCGAGGCCGTACACCGACAGGGCCCCCTTCTCGCTGACTTTGTAGGAAATGCGTTGGCCGGCGGCGGCGGCTGCTTTGAGGCTGGCCAGTTCGGCCCGGAGTGCTTCCAGTTCGGCGGCGGCGGTGTTGTCGTTGGCGGGGCGTGGCATTGGTTCGCTCCTCTGAGTGTGTGACGTTCGGCGGCGGCGACGTTGCCACCGTTTCCCGTCACCATCACGTACAGCGGCGATCCTTTCTTTTTCGCAAGGTTCCGCCGCCGCTGTACATGTAGACGGCGAGCGGCGGCGGCGTCCACGTGACGCAACCCCTTGCCCCGCCTGTAGTTACGGCTGGCATGCTGCCGGCCATCCCACGGATTCCCCCCTTCCCGGGGGCTCCCAGTAGGCCCCCCTTGGGGGTGCCTCGTCGGTGCGGACAGCGGTTGGGGCTACCAGTCGGTGCGGACAGCACAAGGAGTTACACCCATGGCTTACAAGATTGCGACGATCCTCCAGTCTGGCGAAGGCAATGCCAAGGTTTCCCACCATGGCACAGAGTACAAGGTGTTTACCATCTCTCTTGCCTCGTCTGACTCCTCTGGTCACAACGTATGTCCTAGGGCATTACGCCGGTCTGTCATGCAGTCCATGCTTGACAAGGGCATGGACATCCATGAGATCGGCCAGTGGGCTAACAAGCGTGGCCTGTCTGTCTGCTCTGGGCCCTGTGTCACCTGGGAGGCAGGGCGGGGCAGGACTGATGCCGTGCGTGAGGCCAGGATCAACCTGACCAACTGGCTGTTTGAGAACCCACGGTCATTCAAGGCGGCCCTGCTACGGCAGATGCACGGCCTGACCAAGTATCACGCCGGGCAGCACATTGCCTGCCGGCCTGACCTGGACTCTGACGTCAAGTGGGAGAAGCTCGTCCCAGAGATGTTCGACTACCCGTGGCAGTTCTGGGACTACACCAAGTTGTCAGAGCGGCTGGGCAATGTCCCTGCCAACTACCACCTGACCTACTCCTACAACGACGGCACTACGGCCAAAGACTGGGAGCGTGTGTACCGCACCAAGTCCAGTATCGCCGTGGTGTTCGACTCCCTGTGGAACCCATGGGGTAACAAGTTTGGCTACCTGCCCTCCCATTGGCGTGATCCCAACGGGAAGGTCTGGCGTGTTGTTGACGGGGATCGGCAGGAACTTCGGTTCCTTGACCCCACTGACGTCTGCGTTGGGCTTAGGCTCAAAGGCGACGAGGACAAGCGTGAGGATGCGTGCGAGGCTGAGTTTGCCGTGCCGTCCGGCCGTGACGGTGTTGGGGACATCCATCCGGCGGATGCCCCTGAGAACTACTACCTTCTGGCTTAGGAGTAACCATGAAAAAAGAAATCGCTGAACAGTGGGTCGCTGCTCTTCGGTCTGGAAAGTACCAGCAGGGTCGCGGAGCGCTGCATGACGGGGACACGTTCTGTTGTCTTGGGGTGCTGTGCGACCTTTTCCCCGGCAGGCAGTGGTCGCGAACCGCTGACGATACGCGGCATGCCTGCTATGCCGGACCGGGAACCGAGATTGCGGTGCTACCTAAGGACGTTCAACTGTGGGCAGGGCTCTCGGCGGAAAACCCATCCGCCACGGACTACGACACCATTGCAGAGCTGAACGACGGGGAGGGGTTTAGTGGTGGCCCATGGAGTTTCCGCCGCATCGCCAACCTGATCGAAGAGAAATGGGAGGACCTGTGAGATACAGCGTTCGCATTGCCCCACAGTACGAGGTCCGGTTCATCCGGCCCTCGCAAGCCCACTATGTCAGCACATGCTGGCATGCGTCCCGGGCCTACGGCTCCAGCCGGCATGAGCGCCTGCTGTACGTGGTCCGCCATTTCGTCCGCAAGTTTCCTGAGTACGAAGGCCGTGCCACTGCCGTCTACAAGGACGTCTGTGGCCTTCTGGAGAACGTATGACCGCAGTCAAGACCTTCACCGACCTGATCGCAGAGAATCGCATCACCATCGACTCTGAGTACGTCATCCCCGGCCCGGGGTTGTCGGAACTCAAGTGGAATGTTGAGTTGCGGGTAGATGGCCGCAAGGTCCACACCTGCACGTACACCGCTGGCATCTCCCATGCCCCCAGTTACCCGGCCATGCTGGCGTATGACGAGTGCCAGATAGGGGTCTGCCTGAAGAGAGGCAAGGACTACCGACGCCCCCTGCGGCCGGACGCGGAGGGCGTAATCAGTTCGCTCTGCCTGGACGCAGGGGCTATCGACCATGCCTGCTTTGAGGATTGGGCCCGGGAGTACGGCTACGACACCGACAGCCGGGCAGCAGAGAAGTCCTACCGAGAGTGCATCGACACAGCGTTACGCCTCCGGGCTGCGCTGGGCAGCAAGGCTCTTGAGGAACTGCAAGACCACGCGAGGAGCCTCTGATGGCACTGGATGAACTTGACGCACGCTCCCTGTCTGACCTGGACAGCGGCCGGGCAGTGGTTGTCCTGGGAGTGGACGGGACGACATGGGACACCATTGAAGGGTGCCAGGTCCGCATCTACTCCGACGACGAAGACTGGGACGACAACGACGGTCCCATGGGTTACCGCGTCATCGACCTAGACGTACTTGTTCGACACTTCATCAAGACCAACCCCCTGAGGAACACATGAAACTCCCCACGGCTATCGCCAAACTTGTCAACTGGACCGACCGTGACTCCAGCCGCTACGCCCTTGGCGGTGTTCGCATCGGACGCTCGTCCGGGCAGTGCTTTGCCGAGGCCACCGACGGCAGGCGGCTTGCCCTTGTGGAGTGGACCGAGAAGGGTGGAGAGTTCGACGCCATCCTGAGCGGCCGTGAACTTGGCAAGGCTGCCCGTGCCTCCAAGCGGCAGAAGGCTGAGGTCACGGAGAAGGTCGAACACACGCCAGTAGTGATCGACCCATTCGGCCACAAGAGTCAGGCACCGACGGCCACCGTGGCCGTCAACGGGCAGCCTGTCCCAGTGGTGGAGGGTCGCTGGCCCAAGACTGAGGAACTGTTCGATCCGTCCCGCAAGGGTCCGCAGACTGCGAAGTTCTCCTCCGCAGGGCTGCGGCAACTGGCCCGCCGCACGCCCGTCAAGGTGGGCGAGACGACGGTCCTGCTGGACGTCAACTACCTCAACGACCTGGCCGACGCCATGGACGCCTGCAACTGCGGCACCGTGACGATGCACGCCA